TACATTGACCTTGGTCGGTGGAACAGCGAGTTTGTTGAGCAGCAGATCACTGACCATTGCATCAATGGTCATACCCTTGTACGCCTTGGAAACCAGTATCTGCGATGAGATCATGAACTCTTCACTGCAGAAAGACAGTGTGTAGTTCTGCAATCCATTGGATCCCAATGTGCGCTCACTGCACTTGTAGATGCGAAAGGTCTTGACCAGAGGATGACCCAATGTTGGTTTGTCAATGCTGACCCGCAGGAACTCATTGCCGTGCATTTTGAAGTTGCTGATCAGATCCAGCGCTTCACCCAGTTTGATCTGGCCTGTCATACATGGTGAGTAGATGTCCTCATAGATGTCTAGCTCCAGCATCAGTTTGGTGATGTCAGTGACTGTACCATCGCTGGTGATGAGATTGAGAGTGTTGAACTTGTAATCGGTAGATTGTATCACACCCTGTGCGTCTTTGGAATCACTCATGATTTACGATGCCAATAGGCTCTGAAACTCACTCTCAATCTGACCTACATAGCTCTTGTCTATCAGCACGATCTTGCGCTTGGCCTCATTGATGTCGGTCTCCTGCTGATAGGCGCTGACCGCATTGAGTTGGACAATGGTTTGAACTGTTGCGCCGTCATCCGTGACGACAGTGTTGTTAGAGACAGTGATGATTGGAAGGGCCAATGTTGGCAGCGCCTGAGGAATCAGCTGATTGAGTCGAAAGTCATAGGTGAAGCCAGTGTTGGCCACGCTGCTGGTATAGACATTGGTGTTTGATGATCCATTGATTGTAGTGATGACTGTCTGTGTTTGAGTGATCAGTGACACAGTGTTTTGCGCTGCCTGGACTGACCCGTACTTGACTGCAATACAGGCGTCAAAATCAGACTGTTTGAGTGGTACATCAAAGTAGGGGTCAATCATAACGTTGGCATACATGATGATCCACCAGCGCAGAGGGTCACCATAATATTTGAACGCAATGCCTTCCAGTGTATCAGTGTCCTTCATGACGTATTGATAGTACACCAGGCTGTTCTGTAACACAGACTGAATATCAGCAATGCGCGTGAACAGATTGCGCAGCGTGTAGAACTCCTGTCTAGCAGGATCAAACGTGTATGAGACTGTTGGAAATTGGGCAAAGTAGTCCATCAGTAACCTTGCGCCTCGATCAGTTCTCGAGTGATGATATCAGTCTCAGTGAATGAGAGTTGCAGATTGATATGCAATGGTGCGCCATCTTGGAATGTTGCCCAGGCACCGGCTGCTCCGTAGTTCACGATGATCGACTTGAGGACACAGGTGCTGATTTTGGCGATGACTGGATTCTCTTCATTGCGAAAGTAGAACTTGATGTCGAACTGCGCTGGAGGAATCCAATATCGACCGCCAGATTCTGCTGTAACTTCAGGTGCTGCGAATGCTTTGAATGTCTTGATGATGTTGTATATGTCAATCGTCTCAGCCTGTGATCGTGGAATGAGATCAAATGTGAACTGATACTCACGATTTTCAGTGGCCTTGAAGATCATTTCAGCATGTGGATTCACTGCTTTGCCAAGAGATTTCAACGCTAGATCAGTGAACCCTGCCCCAACTGCGCCTGCTTTTTCAGCAAATGATGTTACAAGTTCAGCTGTAGCAGCTTGATTAAAACTAGTTGGATTTTGGCTGAATACATTTTCGGCTAATCCTTTGACTTGATCAACTATGTTGTTTCCTGTTATTCCACCGCCAATAGATGCGTATTTGCCAATATCTCCCATCTCAGTAGTAGCATCAACTTCACTGTATCTATGGTTATATTGAACGGCAACCGTATCAGGCATGTAAAGGGCAATCGTGCGATTAATGCGCGTGAGTTTTGGGCGCAAATCAAGGCTGCGTATTACTGCACCCGCTTCCTTACTGAACAATCCTGTAGTAACTGCTTTGCCTATATTGGTCGGATCACTGACTACTTGAGATGCAGCTGATATCAATGCACCTGAATTAGTGCCCGTTTCAGAAATGGTTAGATGTCCACCTTGCTGACTCAATAGATCATAGTTTTGAGTGCTCGCTGAGTTGGCATTTTGTACGACATTACCAGCATTGTTTCCAATATACTTTGACGAAGCTGGTAGATTGATGTAAAACACCACGTGTGATGGTACATCATCAGTGCCTATGCCTGATCTTGGATACCGAATTTGATTGATTGCGTATGGATCTTTGTCCAGATCAGCAGTCGGTGACACCACATTGCTGTCATTGTTATTGATCTGCGTGGTGACTGTAGGAATGGACATTGATGCCTATATACAAGTGTTGGAATGACTGTTATTTAGGGTGGTGTTGAGACAATGGCTTACAGCGGCAGATTCAGGCCGACCAACATCAACAAGTACAAAGGTGATGTGAACAACATTGTCTGGCGCAGCATGTGGGAACGCAAAGTCATGTCTAAACTGGATGAATGGCCAGCTGTGCTCGAATGGAGCAGTGAAGAGATCATTGTTCCATACAGATCGCCATTAGACAACAGAATACACCGCTACTTCCCTGATTTTGTTGCCAAGATTGATCAAGGTGGTGGCTTGAGCCGAACAGTGATGATTGAAGTCAAGCCCAAAGATCGGCTCAAGCCACCCAAAAAGCCCAAACGCCAGACGCGCCGGTACATTGGCGAGTGCCTTGAGTTCGCCAAAAATCAGGCCAAGTTCTCAGCCGCTGAGGCATACTGCGCTGATCGTGGATGGACATTCATGATCTGGACTGAAGACCATATCTTCAACAAGGCCACTAAGTAGAGCTATGGATTATAGCAGACACTATCAGCGTCTTATAGACAGGTCTCCCAGAGTCAAACCTGAAGACGTATACATGGAACGCCATCATATTGTTCCCAAATGCCTAGGCGGCAGTAATGATGAATCCAATCTGGTGTATTTGACGCCTGAGGAACACTTTGTTGCCCACCAACTACTCGTGAAGATGAATCCTGGTCATCGCGGTCTGATTTATGCCGTTCATCAAATGACAAGAGCAACTGATTATGTAGTCAGAAACAACAAACTTTATGGTTGGGTCCGAAAACTTATGAAGATCAAACGTGGCCCATTTAGCGAACAGACTAAACAAAGGCTAAGTGCGACTCGCAAACGCCTATTCAAAGAGGGCAAACTGAAACCAAACATAACTCATCATACTGATGAAACTCGCAAACTGATGAGTGAAATGAAATCTGGCGAAAAGCACCCATTTTATGGTACAAAGAGACCAGAACATTCAGAACATATGAAAACTGCAATGATTGGGGTAAACACATGGGCCAAAGGTACACAGTGGATCCATGATCCTATCAGCCAGAAATCAAAAATGATACCAAACGATTTGCCAATACCAACTGGATACATAGCCGGTAGACCATTCAAACGACGAGCTAAACGTAAGGTGAAACATGGCGTTGTCGCGTAAAGATCAAGACAGATCCCAAGCTTTTCTCAAAAAAATGATACTGGGATTTGTGACTAATGCGTCATATCTCCAAAACGAGGGCATTGGCAAGGTAGTCAGCACCCCTGGTTTGGGCAGGCTCAACTGTTTTTACTACGATGCTAAACTCAAAGCGGAGTTACCATATTGGGACAAGTTTCCATTAGTCATTCCTCTAAATTTTGGGCCTGGTGCATCATTTTTAGGACTGAATCTTCACTACTTACCACCTGGCGCCAGGCTAGCATTTTTCGATGAGCTACTGACACTTCAGTCGAAAAAGGGACTGCTGGATCGCATCAAAACAGCAGCATTCGGCAAGTCAGACAGCTATGACGCAAACACCAAGATCAGAGCAACATATCCAAGGCTGAAAGATGCCCAGCAGTTTGGGCCATACAAACAGTGCATCAAACGCTATCTGTCAGGTCATGTTCGCAGTCCATTCCTGGATGTCAATCCCAATCACTGGGAAGACATCGTAGCACTACCAACTCAACGATTCCAGAAGAGCAGTCCATACTAAGATGGCCATAGTCAGCGCAAGTCAGTTTCGCCAGATCAATCCACTCAACAATCTGCCCACAGCTGAAAGTCAGATCATTGGCGGTGTTGAGCGCAAGGTCCTCAGCTATCTGTTTCCAAACAACACTGGCGGTCCTCGGCAGGGTGTTACTGGTACAACGCAAACATTCAACATCAATACGTTCATACAGAACCTGGGCAATCACAATGAGACGGCTCGCACTGACAAGTATGACGTCAAATTCACCTGCCCACCAGGACTGCAAGCAGCATTGACCGGAACAAACACTCCTGATCTACAGGGATTGAATCTACAATGTGAAATCAGTGAGCTACCTGGCCGTGACATACAGATGGTTGACTATCGGCTCCATGCCTTTCAACAGCGCATTCCACACATGTCTCAGTATGGCGGCGCCAACTTCACATTCATTGTCACTGGCGATATG